GCCCACTGATTACGCAGAGGGACAGTATGAGTTACAACTAAGGTTTTTTGACCTAACTTGCCTGCTATTGCAAGACCTGTAAAAGTCTTGCCCCAACTGACCCATGCGTTAATTATACTATTGTCCTCGATTTCGTCATAAACCTTCTTTTGGCTGTCCCGTAGATCAAATCGAAATTTGGGGAAGTCAACAGGCTTGTGGATGCGTCTATCTACTATTTCATAGTGCTCTGGTATTAGATCCGTGCGACCTATCGGTAATGAGACTAACCCGTTACGGATAATTCCCATATTCTTGATAATCTCTGGTGGATCTAGTGGATTACGCGCCGGAATAGCATAAGTCAGCTCTTTATCGAGCTTCGCTTGCAATTCGGCACTGCAATCCATGTATATCCTGTTGCTTATGACTGCTTTCATAGGTTAAGTTCATTCTTGGCAATAATATATGTTTTAACAAAGTCGGATCTCACAATGTCCTCGACCTCAAATTCGATAAACTCGAAAAGACCCATACGTTTCAATACTTGAAAGAAATCTTTTAGTCCGTTTCCTTTCAGGTCTGCTTGTCGGAAGTCTCCACAGAAAATAACTCTAGTATTCTCACCCATTCGGGTAATAATGGAGTCTAGCTCGTGAAAAGACATATTCTGACATTCGTCAATTAACACTACAGCATCTCGTAGTGTGATACCTCGAATAAACGAAGTGGTCATAAATTCTACTAAATTTTTTTGTTTCAATATTTCATAGGCATCGCCCCTACTGAACAGATCATTGGCAATATCTTTATAAGGCTCTTCGTAAACTGAAGCCTTCTCTTTCTCTGTGCCGGGCAAAAATCCGATATCTCGTGTAGGTACTGCACTGCGAATAATTACCAACCTTTGAAACATACCCTTTGCCATATCATCGTATGCTAGATATGATGATATAAAAGTTTTACCTGTTCCTGCAAGTCCGTGCAGAATCAAATGTTTATCAGATTCAAATGCTTTTAGTTGGTTTCTTGTTAATGGTTCGATTTCTTGGAGTTCAAAATTAACTCCTGCAAGTGTTTTTCTGCGTTTTCCCATATTATATTTTCTTTCTAGTGTCTTTGAGTTTCGTTTGTGAATACTCATATAATACCCACGGATAACCGCGCATATGTAGAATACCCGCCCAGCTATATCCATCTTCTGGAGGGCGTGGAACGGTAAAAGGGCTGTTAGACCCCTCTACCCAAAGGAGCGATGCTTGTTCTTTGCGTTCTACTCTCTTTATTTTTAGATAACGAAGCGATACAAACTGGGTTTTTTCATAATAAAATGGTTGCCCTAGATTATCTATAAAACTCTTGTTACGTTGCTTGAGTATACCATTGTAAGATGAAATCATTCGTTTTAGTTTGTAAAGATTTTCATGTGGTGTTTGAACTCGTCTACTTCCCAGTGTTATACCAGGCTGGTTTGTATCATCTACGATTAAATCGTCACAAAATAACAAACCATCTATGTTTTCTAGCTTGAAAGATCCTAGTATAAACACAGGGAAAGTAATTTTTTGAATATCTTTATACGTTATTACCATCTTCGCACAAGCCTAACAACTCATCTGTATCTAATACTTGTTGGGATGCTTTTACCCAAATATCTACAGCACGAGTATTTGTTTTATGGGAAAAATTATCTACAACCCACTGGGCTACAGTTTTATTTTTTCCGTGCGGAGATAGTGTCCATATTAAATCTTGCATTAGTGTTTTTCCTTCTCTGCCATCAAAAATACGGCATTAGTTATGATAGTAGGAACAACAAGTGCTAAATGCACAGCTATTGCAAGAGGTATACTATATCCAATCCAGCCAATATAGTATATGGCTATCAGTCCGAAAAATCCTGACCACATTACAAATAAAGCCATCAAAAGATACCCTTGTAATACTGGGTCTGGAATAAATCTTAGAGGGTTGAATCGTAAGTCCATAACCATACGATATGTTTCAACTACTTTTTCCATATTTATCTCCTAGTTAGTTATTTGATCGCCATACATCTTCTCAAACTTACCGCCTGAGTAGTCATCATGTACGATCTCAAAGTCACAACCTACAGGAGCGCCAGGGATAGACAAACCTCTATCCATTTGTACAAATCCTGCAAGTTTTTCTTTGTATTCTTCTACTTCATCTTCTGGTACTTCTGCCAATATTGAGTCATGGACTAGTGCGAATATACGAGCCTTCTTGTTATTTGCTTTTATCCATGAGTTCATGTCTATAGCACCTAGAAGGTTAATATCACTAGCAGCAGACTGCACCAGAAAATTAAGACCAGACCTAACGCTATGGCTCTGGATGCCTTTGTCTGTCGATGCGACATTTGGTAATCTCCTTTTTCTTCCGAAGAAGCTGTAAATAAATCCATTTTGCTGGATAAATTTTTGGTTTTCTGTAATCCACGATTTTAGTTTGTGGAACGCGGCAAAGTATTCATCAATAACTTCTTGAGCTTCTTGTGGGCTGAAGAATTTGCCTGAATCTTTTGTAACTTGCTCACTAATCTTTCTAGCACCTGCTCCATACATGATACCGAAAGTAACAGCCTTAGCCGCCTGTCTTTGGGTGCCGTATAGTTCTGCAACTTCTTCTACTTTACAAGGTAGTTTGAATACTTTGTGAGCAATCGTACTGTGGAAGTTACCTCCAGACTTGAATACGTCCATGAGAGCAGTATCTTTTGCAAGAACTGCGGCAACATATACCTCTGCCGTAGTCAAATCCATAGCAACGATTTTGTGACCAGGGGCTGCTTTGATACATCCTTTTACAATAGGATTATCTCGAGGCAGTTGTTGCATATTAAGTTTACCGCTAGAGCTGAGCCTGCCAGAAGTAGTACCGTGCAGGTTGAAACCTGTACGTAATCTGCTATCACGATCCAACTGCGGTAAGATCTTGTCCAAATAAGTATTTTTAATTTTGGATTTCTGTCGAATGTTGAGGATAAGTCCTGGGATGTGCGATTGTTCTGCAAGCTCTCCAAGAACTTCCGCGTCTGTGCTATGCGCACCAGTGCCAGTCTTTTTACCAGTTGGATTGAGACCAACATAGTCAAAGAGCAAGCTGCGAAGCTGAACAGTACTGTTAGGATTAAAATCTTTTCCATTTATTTTTTCAAATTTGTTAATGGCATCGTCTTTATATAGCTCGGCTACTGCATCATCAATCTCTTGTTGCATAAGAGACTGCGCCTTCAGTAGTCTTTGCTTATCAAACGGTACGCCATTATCTTGGGCATCGCACAAAAAGCGACAACCAGGGATTAATATGTTATCATATACTTTAGCAAGACGTTTGTTTTGTTTAATTTTTACAAACTTCTCATAAAGTAGATAAGTAACTGCGGCATCCATACCTGCGTATATTTTCATTACGTCAAAGGGTATAGAGTCCCAAGTAAAATCATTTTTAAGTATGCCGTTTTCTTTTCGATAATTATCGATCCAGTCATACATTGGCTTTTCATAGTCGCCATACTTAGTATATTTGATTGCTAACTGCTTTAGACCGTGAGTACCTGGATTCTCATCTATTAAGTAGTGCAAAAGCATTGTATCTTCAAAGTCGGGGAACTCAAAGTTGAAATGATACTCAAAAAATGCCATATCAAACTTAGCATTGTGGAATATCACTTTTTTCTTATAAAAGAGTTCCTGAAGCAACGATTCTGTTACTTCATCAAAACATTCTGTATCTATATATGCACCTCTGTCCTGTTCATACGACAAAGAAATACCGAGGATATGCCCATCGCGTGGGTATAAGCCAGTAGTTTCGGAGTCAAGTGCAATATAGGGGCTAGGGGCGTCTATGGCATCCTTTAGGAACTCATTAGCCTCGCAGGTTTCTTGGATTCCCCATGCGTTATATTCTGTGATGACGGTGTCTTCGATCTCGCCCTTAATATAACCGAGGATATTAGTCTTTGAATCCTCCCATGTGCGTCTTGCTTCTGGTTTGAACGCAAGCATCGCAGGGTTGATTACAGGTAAGAACTTCTCTTCGACTTTCTTACCAGAATATTCTGTAACTGAGTTTATAGGTGTAAAATACTTCAAGGCATCACTACCTACAAGTATTACCCACTCATAATCGTCTGTATTTATCTCAATATCGCAGTCTCTTTTTAACACTTTTTTGATGGTAGGATCTGAGCACAGTTGATACTGGTCAAATTCAAACTCATTGTCAAATTCTCGTGCGAAATTGGTCTTACTTGGTTTAGTTTCTACTAATGCAACTTTAGGCATATAATTTATCTCTTAGTTTGTGTACTGTTTGTATTGGTAATGAGCCTGGATCTCTGTCCTTTAGGCTAACATTACGATGTACCAACCCTACTCGGTCAGCCATTTCCTGAATTGCTACTGAGGCGTTCTGTCCTGCCTCGTCTCCATCAAAGAAGATTATTAATTCTTCTACGCCCTGTATAGAGAGCATACGCAACTTATCTTCATTGATATTTTTTGTTCCAAAGCAACACACTGCATTTTCTAGTCCTTTATCGTGCAGATTGATCATATCAAAGATACCTTCTACAAGTATTACTGATCCCTGTATTGGTTTTACCGCAGGGAATAGAGGCATCTTCGCACCTGTAGGCGAGATCATGTACTTTGGTGTTCCACCAGTCGTATGCCTACCATTGAAGGCTACAATACGACCAGATATATCTCTCACTGGGAACACAATTCTACCGATGTAGTCAGAATCATGATGCTGAAACGCCTCAAACTTCTTGTACGTCTCAGGTTTTATATCTCTCCAGTTTCCTTGATATGGTACTATATTTTGAGGAAAGGACAAACCAACCGACTCAGACCGCTTATGTCTAATATTTTTCTTTAAAAGTTCTCGTCTTAGTTGTAACTGGTTTGCCTTTTCACCAAAATAAGTAAATACGTTTCCCTTAAATCCACAAGAAAAACACTGAAATATGCCAGTAATGCGATCAATACGCATACTAGGATTACGATCTTCATGCTCTGGACTCAGACAACTCACTAGAAAGTCTGCGCCTTTTGGTATGAAATAAATACCTCTTGAAGTCAATAATTCTTCTACTGTCACTTACCGATGTCCTTTACATTCTCTGAACTGATTACTTGATATGCACCTTTGTTGTATGCAGGTGCAATCGTATATTTACTACTTAGCTGTGGCTTTTCTACTACTGCTGTGCAATGACTTTTATCATCATACGATGGATAATCGGGAGTCTCTCTCCGATACGTCTGGGGAGCTTCGTAAGGTTTCCACTCTGTAACACGCTTCTTTGCTTTGGGTAAAGGCTTGCGTTTCCTACCTGAGTAAGTATGTCGTAAACTGCCGAATGTAAGTGCCATATGCTTTCTCCTGTAATTTATCCGTATATTATACGCATTTTCACATAAGATGTCAAGAAATATTTTTAAATATCATCAATTTCTTCACCTGTCTTGTGTGAAGAATCTTCTTTTTCTTTCGGAGTAAGGGCAGATTCTGGGCCAATCTTAAGACTATCCCAGTCTACAGTAGATGTGAATGATTTCATGGAAGCAGAACGCATTTTTACACAGTTCAGTGTAATACAAGCATCTTCGTGATCCCAGGTTTCTAGTGTATACGCGGCATCTGCCGCATCAAGAATACCTTTTGCGAATCTAGCTTCACCACTTGCGTCTGTTTGGTATGGGGAAAATACTGGTACTTCGTACTCTTGTGCCATAGACTTCAATGCTTTACTTACTTCAATCTGTTCTGTCCAATCATATTGACCACCTCTTGATGGTAGACTCGACCGCTTTACCTGATTTATATAGTCCACAATGATTACTCCAACATCCATTTGCTTGACTTTTTTGTCAAGCTCAGATCTGATCTTAGAGAGTGTTAGACCTGCATCATACACTACATCCAACTGCTGAGTCGGGAGTAGCTCGCAGTTGTTTTTAAGTGCAGTATGAAGCCTAGCAAAATCACGGTGCTCTTTATATTCCTTCAAACGGTCTTGTCCATCAACATATCGTGCAGCCCACCAACCTGCTACCTTTTCCCATTCTGTAATACTAAGGTTCTGAGATCGAAGTCTTGCAAAAGGGATTTCTGTAGCGATGGAGCAACATCTTTGAAGAATGGATCGGCTATCCATCTCGATAGTGAAATAGATAGCCGACTTACCACTATTGTAAACATTGTTTGCAATGTTAGCACAAATAACAGACTTACCAGCACCTCTACGACCCCCGACCATGATAAGATCTCTAGGCGAGAACGCTATCTCATAGTCATATTCTTCATTGAGTCCTAGTTTTATGTACTTGGCTAAGTCCTCTTCTGGCTCGAACAGTTCAATACGTTGCATACTTTCCTGCGGATCTTCCAAATCGACTTTGTCTTCGACATCGAGTACGATCTGGTGAAGATGGTTGACAGACTCTTGAGCATCCTCAAATGCAACAGAGTTTTCAACATAATCTTCTAGCGAGTCCAGAATTTCTTTTTGTGTGTATTCGTTCTTCAGATACTGAAGAAGCATCTCAGGGTCTGCATCGACCTCGACAGCTTCAATCGCAAAAAGTTTTTCACGAGTA